TTAGTGATGCTACTTTATTGTATGCATCAATGGCAGAATTTATTTTATCAGTTACTAATACGTCAAAAACTTTGTTTATTCCTAGTGCCATTGTATAGAAAGCGTGTTCAATTGTATTTAAAACAAGTTCTACTCCAGTAAAGGCATCTTTTATAAATCCAATACTATAAACTACATTTCCTATCGCTGTGACCGCACTGTCTTCAAATAGCTGTATTTTTTCTGATGAACTACCAAACATTGCATCGTACATCTCTACCGCTGTCTTTGATGCGGCATCCATAGGAGCGACAACAGAAAATGCTACAGTCTGCTTTATCCCTTTTAATCTGCTGTCTAATTGTTGAATCTGATCTCCATAGGCAGCTGCCATGTCCGCAGTGCTTTGCGAGATTGTGATCCCTATCTTATTAGCTTCCTCTCCAAACTTTTTTATATCTTCTACTGATAGTTTTAAGATCCCACTTGCTGATTTAGAAAAAATATCTTGTGCGATTGCTGTTTTTTTGAAGCCATCAGGCAACTTTTCCAGCCTTGACAATATCTCTACTAAAGCAGTGTTTGTGTCTGTGAAGTTGTTTCTCGCATATTCTGCACTTATTCCTAGCTCTTCGAATGCTTTTTTTGCTGCACCACCTCCGCTTCTCTCAAAGTTATTTAATCTTCTTATTAATGCGCTGAGTCCTGCGTTTAGCTCACCGTTTGAAATTGCAGAATAACTAGCTGCGTATTGGAGTCTTGATAGTTCATCAGTAGCTAGTCCTAGCTGTTTAGCTAATTTGCCGGTATTGTCAGCAGCCTCTAAGCTGTCACTTATCATTCCGTCAAATGCTTTTACACCCTCTATGCCTGCGTAAGCAGCAGCCATTGAAACTATAGCTGTTTTGATATTGTTTACACTTTTCTTTACAGTTTGCTCTGCTTTGCTCATTCCAGAAACAAGCTTTGCAGTGTCTGCTTTAACATCAATAACTACAGTTCCAACGCTAGTGCTCATTTTCCGTCTCCAAATGCTTTTAAGAAAACATCTCCGATTGCTTTGTCGCTCATCTTTGAGTGTTCTACTTTATTTTTATCGTAATTTTTATCGCTCATCGACAAAATACTCCCTACTTGTGAAACTATATTGATATATTTTTTCACACTTAAATGCTCCCATCTTAATTGGTCTTTCATAGATACATAAACAAAACCAACTCTGCCCATTCCACCATAGGCGATTTCACATTTTGAAGCTACATTTGCAAGAATCTTCTCAAACACTTGTAAATCTTCAAAACCTACGCCGTCACGAATGTAAACAGCTATTCGCCAAGCTGCTTTTTTTCGAGTTCACTTTTTGCAAGATCAAGCTCTCGCATTAAAGAAGCATACCCTTTTATCTCTGCATATTTCTTTAATTTTTCAACATCCTTCCCGCTAACTAAAGTTTCAAAACGTTCCTTTGCTACTTTTTCAGTAAAAGCATCTTGATTCCCTCCTCCTATTTCGTCAAGTTCCGAAATTAGTTCATCAAGTTCATCATCAAGCTTTTCTACTTTTTCAATGTAAAAAAGTGATTTTTGATACTCTCCGCTCATTTCATTAAGTTCTGCTTTTTTTGACAAAACAGTTTGCTTCTTGCTGATTTTGTTCGCTTTTTTGAAAATCTTTGAAAACTTGTCTTTTATTTCCTCGTGCTCTTTTTTCTCAGCCTTTGTGAACTCTCTTAGAAATATAGATAGCTTTTCTTTAGTTTTGTTGCCCTCTTTTACTTCTATTTCGATTTTATAGTCAAGATTTATTTTCATCTTAAGATGCAGCCGTAATAGTTGGCTCTCCGTTAAGTTTCACTGTAAAAGTAGCGATTACAAACCCATTTTGTTCTGGAGTAATTTTCCAAGAAGTTATGACCGCACCATCCCACATAAATGTAGTCCCGTTTGTTCCTGCTGTGTCTGAAAGTTCAACTGAATAAGGAATTGCAGATCCGCTCTTGAACGCTGTCTCTAACTCTCCTGCACCTGCTGAGTCTGATGGGTTATATTTAACTCCAATTGGAATATCACCTGCTTTGATGTTTCCTACTGCTAGCTCAATATCTCCATTATTTATACATTCATATTCAGTAATATCTCTGTTTAAGTCAATATCTCCTACTGATTGAATACACCCAACTTCTTTGCTGTTTACACTTACTTTTGTTCCTATTGTTTTAATGCTCATTTCTCTACTCCTTGATTATAAAGTCTATCATTTGTCTATGCAGTTTTAAATCATCTTCATATAAATCCTGTGCAGATATTTCCACGGCCTCTAATTCCAATAATTTTAAAACTACTTGATTTTTAAGGCTTTTAGCCTCTCCATATTGCTTTGCATAAATATCTACTTGTATTCTTACAACTCTCCCGCAAATCAAACCATTTATGCTCTGTGAAGTGCCATCGTAAATAACTTGATATACAATAGCAGGATAAATCTCTCCTTCCATCATTTTAACGGGGTGAACGTTATCTATAACTTCTTTTAAAGATGAGTACAAGTCCGTTTCAATCATAGTTTTTCCAACTCTTTATCAACTCTTTTTCTCATATACTCTTGAGCTGATTTAATTGTTTCGCTTGCCATCTTTTCAACGGCTGGTCTCATAAATGGATGTGCGGGCATTTTTGCTGTTCCGTACTCCACAAAGTGAGCATACCATCCGCCTTTTTTTATTCTAGGAGTTACAGAAAAAATTACAATGTTTTTATCTTTGCTTCTTCTTTTTACAATTCCTATACTTTTTTTAAGTGTTCCAGTATCAACAGGTACTAATCTTTTAGCCTCCTTAAGGATAGGCTTTGCTCCTGCTCTTATTGCTCCTGTAACTACATTTTTTTGAATACGGGCAGGCAGTATTTTTAGTTTCTTCAAAACTTCATCAAGCCCTTTTACGTCGCTCATTTAACTACCTCCGTACACATCAAATGTAATGTTTTATTCTCTTCTCTGATATTTAAAACACTTTCAATTCTAAATATTCTATCTTTGTACTTAACTCTCATTTTTGGAACTATTCCATTGACGAAACGTAACTCAATTTTATGAGTCACTTCGTTGTGCGTGCCTGCCTTGTAAAACTCTTTCGAGCTTACTGGTTTAATGTTCGCATAGGCTGGTTTAAATTCTGTCCACTGATTTATAGAATCACCGAACTCGTCTTGAGTTTCTGTATAAGTCTGTATTGATATCTTATGCTTTAGATTTCCAGATCTCACACTGCCCTCACTTTATACTGCCCGATAATATTTTCTATAAAATTTCCGCCAAAATCAGAGATTGAAACACCTACTACATATTGTTCTCTGTTTTCAAACAATGTTGAAATTTTAACTTTCATATACTGCTTAATAGATTCTGGGATGGTATCATATCCTGATGTAAAAGTAATTTTTACCGCTTTTTTGTGTTCTACTAAAAAAGGAATAAAATCACTATCATATTCAATGTATCCTACTCCATTTTCTTCATAAAGATAGTATGATGACGCACTAAGTGTTTGATAGTATCCGCTTTCGTCCATATATTCTATTTTGTCAACAGATTTAATAGGGTTCTTTGGAAGTCTTGAAATAAAATGATTAGAGAATAGTTCATAAGTAGCAACGCATAACTGCCGATTCGTAACATTTTCAACGTGTTCACGAACTGAAACAATAAGTGAAGTTAAAATAGTGTCGCTATCGTCATCTAAAACTCTAACAAACTCTTTAACCTCAGATAATGTTAACGGCTCTTGTGTTGGTGCTACTGTTTGAACTAATTGCATCTATTTACCCTTTGCTTTTTCTGAATCCACTGCATCTCTTTTTGAAAGTGCTTCAACTGCATTAAGAACTTCATCATCGCTTAAAACCTCACCATTCAACTCAGCTTCTTTTTTTACGACATTTTCATAAAGAGAATTTAGCTCATTTTGTATTCTGCTTTTTTCTAAAATTGCTTTGGCTTTTGCCTCTGACTCTTCTTTTTCAGACTTAAGCTTTTTGAACCTCTTAATAAAAGAGTCTAAATCTTTTTTATTTTTAAATTCAGCTATTCCCTTTTCAATGTATGCAGTTGTATTTTCATCGGGGACTTCTATTTCCCCTCCGATTTCAACTACTCCATTTTTCCCACTGATGTTTTGTTTAGCGATTAGTTTGTTCATCTAATCTCCCTTTTATGCGTTTTTACCCGCATTGAATGATTCTGCTATCGTTGTTTTCGCATCAAGTCTTACAGTAACTTGAAATCCTACCATGCCAGTTCCAGCATAAAGTTCATTCAAACGTTGGATTGTCATTTGACCTCTATCCACAATACTAAAGTAGTTAAAGTCGCCAAGCACGATGAATTTTACGCCCGTTGCCATATCTGGGAGAGAGTTATCAATAACAACTGGTCTTCCTTTGATTGTTGGCTTAGTTCCATCGCTGAAAGTTGATACAAGATAATTTCCTTGCCCATCTTTTAACTTGTCGATAGCTTTCATTGTGTTATCGTTCATTCTCCAAGTCGCACGTCTGCGATACTCTTCTTTTAAATCATAGAACATGTCGATGATTTCATCTGCTGTTACAGAGTCTGTGCCTGCTGTTGTAGAACTTGCACCGACTGTTGCTGAAGTTTGATAACCAAGTGGTTTTTTAACACCGTCTCCAACTGCAAAAGATGGTGATTCAGCTTTGTCGATACCTCTTGCAATTTGATTAGCCATATAAGCTTCAAAATTGATTGCAGTATCTGAAAGAAGTTCACGAGACACTTTAATGATACCGCCAAGTTTCCATGCACCTAGTTGAACATTTCCGAAAGTTGATTGCGTTTCACCATACGCTGCACCCTCGTCAATCCATGCAAAAGTTGGAGCATCGCCCTCTGTAGGGATATTTGTTGTTGATGTAGTTGTAAATACGTTTGAAATTGAACGTGTAGAGCTCAAGGCGTTAAGTTTTTGAATTACAGTATTTTGATACTCTGTTGGGACTGTGTATCCACCGTCTGCATCTGAGCCTGATGTCATTGCCGCCACTGCATTGTTTAAGTCAACACCTGCCAAATAGTTGTCAAACGCTGCTTTGTACGCTGCGTTTACTTTCGTGTCCATTGTTGATGATGGGATGATTTCGTCAACTTCCCCTTCTAACTTTGCCTCTGTTTTTTTAAGTTCCACGTCACGGTTTAATTTTGTAAACTCTGCGTGAAGTGCATCATATTTTGCCTGAACAGTATCGTCCATTGTTGGATTAGCTTCATTTAAAGCTTTCATCTCACCTAGTTTTGCAGCACGCGCTGCGATCATTTCTTGAATTGTCATTATAATACTCCTTGTTCTAAGATAAAGAGCTCTCTTGCTCTCATTTGTTGAGCGGATAAGTCCACCACCTCTGGCTCTGTTTCCACTTCTTTTTTTGGTAGAAGTTTTGCAACTGCCTCATAGTTAATTACTTCGTGTTCCATAACTGCGCTATTGCACGCTTTGAGGTTTTCCATAGTTACTGAATATGCAGATGTTTTGTCCATATCTCCATCAACGTTTATGATTTCGTCAACAAATCCAGCATCAAGCATCTCCGCACCGTAATAAAAAGTTTCTTTTGCCATAAGGCTTAGGGCTTCACTCTTTCCCGTTTGTGTTTTTGCTGCATAAGCATTTGCAATTATTGAAGACAATCCCTCACTAATATCAGCTGCTTTTCTTAGTTCAATAAAATCACCAACCGCTGGAAGCCAAGCATTATGAATCATAAAAACACTGTTTGAATTTGCTACTACTTTATCTCCTGAAAGAGCGATATAAGAAGCAATGCTTGCTGCGACTGCCCCAATCTCTACTATAACAGTTCCTTTGTCGTATGACTTTAAAAGATTATAAATTGTTATTCCATCTATAACACTTCCACCCACGCTGTTTATCTTTACTTTAATATCGCCACTTGAATTGCTAACCTGCCGTGATATCTCTTTTGGATCAACTTCCCATCCACCGATAACACCATCAATTATTATTTCATCCATTGCTTTTTACTCCTTGATTTTGATTTTCATTAACTGCTTTTAAAGTTGCCAAATTCAACTGCACATAAGTGTTATCACCATCTGCTAATTTGTTTTCATCTTCGTATGCTCTTATCTCATTTGGAGTAATAGAACCTATATTGAAACGTGTTTGATAATAAGATGCTCTTGTAGCTGCATCCACCCTGAGCATAGTGTTATATTTAAATTTAAAAACGGTAAAGTTTTTTTGATCTGTTGTTAAAAGAGATTGTCTAAACTGCTCTTCCAAGATAGTAGTTAGTGGTAAAATTGTTCCACTGTAAAACTCTAAATACTTTTGCTCCAAATTTCCGTATGCAGTATTGGCAGCGTCATTTAGCATTGCGACCGGAACTCCGAATATCGCAGCAACTTCTTCTCTGTTGAATTTACGAGATGCAATCCATTCCGCGTCACTATTTTTTATGGAAAGAGGTTTGAAAGTTAACCCTCCCTCTAACAAAAGCGGCTTACCTGAATTTTGCAAACCTTGGTATTTCTCTTCAAGATCTGCTTTTAATCTTTTATATGCATCTTCATCTAACTCTCCATCTAATTCAAAAACGCCACTAGGGGAAGTGGTATTTTTGAATATTTCATTGCCGTATTTTCCAGATGATTTAGCGAACTTTAGAGACTCTTTTGCATACTCTATTCGAGACAGTCCCTTGAGTCCTTGCGCATCAGGGATGTCAAATATGTGTAAAATTCTATTGTTTTGGATTATTTTTCCATCGTACTTGTAAACTTTTTTACCGTCTTTTCCGAAATATATTTCCATCTTGTCTGAAACTAGCGGATACAATGCTGTCACTTCTCCGAGTCCGTTTCTTACTATTTGCGAGTAGTGATTTCCTCTTAGGTCGAGGTCTTGTGAGATCATCTTTTTATACAGTGAAGCTATAAGTGTAGGGTTTGGCTCGTATCGTAAAAGGTTATAAAGCTTATTGCTAAAATAGTCTTCTTTACCTTTTTTTGTACGGATGTATGTTTTTATTGGGATTACTGCAAGAGCATTTGCTTTTATGTTTACACAGCTAAACACTGTTGAAATTTTCTGAGCGTTAGAGATTGTTACGGATTCATCGCCAACGGGATAAAATAACCCACTCTCTGCTTTAGCTACCACATCTTGGATGGGAGTTTGTTTTGAAAAAAGATTTTTAAAAATGTTTCTCATAGTGTAATAATGCCACTATGATAAAAGAAGCTAGTTTTTGTTTATTTTTTTAAACAATCAAATAAAAAGTGATCTATTTCTAAACTATTCTTATGGCAGAATATTACTACTTTTGTTACAGGCGGGTTATTTTTCATTATGTTTATTCTCAGAGTTGAATACTGCATATCCAATACATCAGCTACATGATAGTCGTACACAAATCCGTCAATATCTTTACTGATATAGTCTTTTACTCTCTCTACTATTTCTCTTGTGTCAATAAAAATACTACTCATAAGCTTCTTAGTCCTCTCTCTAAATATGGATTTATTTTTTTTTCTTCTTTTTTAGAAATTAGCTTTATTCCTAAAGCCATTGCAAGTGCAACCGCCCCATCTACTTTTTCACTTGATTTTGATTTGTCTATCTTGTAATTATCTGCAGGGTCTCTTTTTAGTGCAACATTTGACATCATCCAAGTCAGCACTGGGTTGCCTCCATGATTGAGCTTCTTTTGCAGCACTAATGTTTCTATCTGTTTTGTAGGCGTGCTCATTGAGGCAAAACCTTGCCCGAATGGTATCATTTGCGAAACGCCATCGTCTTGTAAGTTTGTGACAAGCGAAGATGAGTTCCATCTATCGTATGCGATTTCTTTAACATCAAACTTCTCACAGTCGTCTTTTATTTGCTTCTCAATAAATGAGTAGTCTATAATGTTCCCATCTGTGGCAGCTATGTATCCGTCTTTGCGCCAGTCTATATATGGCACTTTGTCTTTTCGCACTCTTTCTTTCATATTATCAGATGGAATCCAAAATCTGCACAATACATCATACTCATCGTTATCTTTTGGAAATACATAAACAAGTGCGGTGATATCTGTTGTTGATGATAAATCAAGCCCACCGTAGCACTCTTTTCCTATCAAGTCTTTTTCGTCAATAGTATATTTTAATGACTCTTTCCACTTATCTGTGCTTATCCATGTATCCGCTTTATCACACCATACATTCAAGTGCTTAGTTTTAAATGCTATTAAGCTTTCTTGAGAACTTTCTGCTGAGGCTATTTTCCCCTCCATATATGAAAAAGTAGGGCTTACTCCCAAATTTGGATTAACCTTTTTCCATATCTTCTCTTTTTTCCAAAAATTATCGTCTTTTAAATCTTCATCGTCTGGCTCAAAAAGAACTGCATAAAATCTATCGTCTTTAATAATTCCTTGTTTAACTTTTCTTGCGTATTGATATATATCCCTGTAAAAAAAGCCGTTCTTATTATATCCTGCTGTGGATAAATGCACTTCAAGAGGCTCATTTCTACCTGCAAGCCCATCTGTCATAATTTGGTATAAGTCTTTTGATGTGTGAGCGTGTCCTTCATCTACTGTCAGAAATGATGGTCTAAGTCCGTCTTTTGTGTCCGCTGAACTTGTGAGCGATTGAAACTCGTCTGTAAATGCTTCTGTGTCTTTTGTGATTCGTGGAGGTTTTACTGTTGACTTTACCATGCTGTACAATTCTGGTTCTTGTTTAATCATCGTCAAAAATACTTTATGAATAATCTTCGCCTGCTCTGCTTCTGTTGCAATACTATACTGCTCTTTTGATTTCTCAGGATCAATAAAAAACATTATTGCGTGTAATAACCCTGCAAATTCTGATTTACCATTCTTTTTTGGCATAAAAAACAAAACCCTTTGATAGAGTCTCATCCCTTTAAATCTTCCTATTCTGTATTTAGTTGCAAAAATATCTATTATTGAGTGCAGTTGCCATTCTTGGAACTGAAAATTAACTCCTGCAAATTCTCCTGATGTGTGTTTAAGTAGTGATGCGAATTTAATACATTTCATTGCTAGTTTTTCATCTAGGTAATAGTCTGTGTTTTCAAGTTCTTTTGATTTTTGTTTTATATACTTCTCTGCAACTTTCCAATAGTAGTTATGCTTTTTGAATTCTCTTTTATTTCGCATCTAAAATATCCATTATAGAACTTTTCTCTTTTTTCTCTTTTGGCTCTAACTTTTGCCTAGCCAGCGGGTTAAGGCCTAATCTGTCAGAATAGTTTAACATTTGCTTTTGATGATCCATCATTATTCTATGATACGGATGCACTGAGTAGCTACCAGTGTCCGCAACTGTAACGCCGTCAATTTCCATACTCTTAACAAAATAGTGATTATATGCTTGCACTGATAAAGCGTAGCTAAGTAATATTTGCTTGTCGCACTCCTCGAACAGTCCTAAATCAATCAAGTCTTTTGTTGCTACTGATAATGTTTCCATTCCTATTTTATTTAAAGAAGTATTTGCGGATAAATCTTGCAATTCATCTTCAACGCTTGGGGGGAGTTCTATTTTTTCCTTAGGTTTGATTTCAATTCCTACTCTCTTTTTGTTGTCTTCAATCTCCTCAACAAGCAGTGCTACTTCAACCTCATCGTAAAAAGTTTTTCTACCTTTTTTAACTTTGTTTAGCTTTCCGCTTTTTACATATCTTGACAATGTCATCTTTGAACAACCAAGTATCTTCATGGTATCTTCGTGTGTGTGCATACTGTTACCTTTACTGTTACCTATTAAAAAGTTTGAAAACTTAAGCCGAGAAAATTTAGACTGGGGAGTCGATAAACAAAAGCTTTTATTTCATAGTTTTCAAACCCGCCCCCGTCTTTTACTCATACAATGGATAATATCCAACATCATTATCTATTGTCTCTAGTGGATACATTACGTTAATATCTATTGATGAAACAAAGCAATCATTACAGCCACTTTCAACAACTGCCTTAACTGCATCCTCTTCTTTTGTAAATATCCCTTGCAATTCCAAAATTTTGCCATCTTCGTCTTTTACGTTTCCAACATAGTATATCTTATTCATACTTATCTTTATCCTCTTGAGTCTTTATGTTGTGGCACGGATTGCACAACGTCTGTAAGTTATCATATCTTAATCTTAAACTGTAGTCTATTTCAAGCGGGATAATGTGGTCAACTATCATTCTCTTTGATACTCCTCCACAACGATTACATATTCCGCCATCACGTTTTAGTATTTGTTTACGAACTTTTCTCCACTGAGTAGAGTTGTAAAATGATGTCGCTTCTCTGCTCCGTATTGTCTTGTTGTAATTATTATCTGATAATGCTTTGCAATGTGGGCATCTGATACCGACGTATATCCCATGCTTATTGCAAATTTTTCTGTTTAGTATCGGCATTTTATTTAAAACTAATTTTATATTTCATATTCTTAGTTCCTTTTTCAAATCTCCAATCTCTTCATTAATATAAGCTTTTTGCTTCATAAGCTCATTCAATCTTACAAACTGCTCATTCTCTTCCTCAGAAACTAAGTCACGTTCGTTAATTTTAAAAATAAACTTTTCATACACAGAATCACTTGCTGAAACAATGAGTGCTTTTTCCTTGCTTCCATCTTTCTTAATATCATTCATTATAACTTCTATTTTAACTTCTACTATGCTTCCTCCCCCATAATGAGGCTCACGATAATATACTTTGTCACCTACTTTCATAATTACTTCTCCTTTATAGTACGGATAACACCATTAATAAAATTTGATAAATCTTCTACAGATAAGTCGTCAAAGTCTAATTGCATAACATTATTTCCATGTTTATCAAGTTTTACTAAAGTAAACCAAATACTAATTTCGTCTTGTTCTTGAAGTTGTTTTGTTAGATACAACTCATAATCTTCTACTTGATTCCAATTATCATCGTAATTATATTCTTTAAGGTTCTTCTCTTCTACTTGTAAAGTTCGTGTTAAGTGTATTTTCATTATTTATCCTTAATTTGGTCATACACCCATTTACAAACTTTAAACACTGATTCGGGTTCAGTTTTGGCATAAAACTTTCCTATATCATATTCGTTATGTAATGTTGGGTAATTTATATATATATCAGGTTGAGCGTAGCATGATGTCAAATCATCAAATATATACGACAACGGTTCGCCATACTTGTCATTTAATGTTGCTATATATCCTAAGTTAGTTCGTGATGTTGTTATATCAAGGTTTTTTGTAAAAGCCCACTCTTTACACAAATTAGCCAATTCATATATGTTTATATCGCTCCACATATCTTCGTTTTCATATGCAAATGTCAATGTGTTGTCATAAATATCTATTCTACCTGATTTTACTTCTCTTCCTAGCACCTCACCCAATAGCTCTCTACTTAGTAATGACATAATTATTTCTCCTTAACAATAAGATCAAGATACTTTTTAGGTGTAGCTTCTTTCATAGCCTGAGCCAATTCACGTATCTGCCAAAAAGCTGCACCGCTATCTCTGAGCATAAAATAATTTTTCAAACTTCTAAGATTAAAAGTAACAACCATATTTACTTTCCAATTATCCGTTACAATGTGCTTGAAATTATCCCCAACATTCTTTTTATGCTTTAGACTATTAAGCATTGAAAATCTATTAGAAATAAGTCTTAAAGTTGTTCTGTCCTCTGTTTCGTTGAACCATTCTATTTGATCTTTCCCCAATGAGATATTTAAAAACTCAACAAGGCCTAATCTTTTTAATTGCAAGTTCAACTTTTTAAACACACTTTCGTACTCAATATGATTATAATCTTCATCGTTTGTTACAAGGAAATTTACTTTTGATATTGATTTGTAGAATAGTGTATCTATTGCTTTCCCGTTTGAGATAGAAGCCACAAAAGCGTTAATTATAGGGCTCATCGTGTAACGTGTAGATTGAACACTCAATGATTGCACTCTATGACGTGCCTGCTCTTGTAGCACACCACGTGATGTTGTGATATTGAATGTCAAGTTGATATGCTCAATCACGCTTGTATGATGGTACACGTGACATAATGAGTTCAACAAGTCTGAGTGTTCAACATCATCTATCTGGCTTCCGTTAAACTCACGTACTGATTCATGTTCAGACTTATCAAAGCTATCGTAACACGTTCTACCTGCTAACTCTGCGTTTATGAGTGGGGTTGCGTGTAGAAGCGTTGCTGTTGGTAATTCATATTCAATTCCAGCTACTGTTTTAGTTTTCATCTTCGCTCCAAATTACTTCAATATTGTTTCTTTTTGAATCTTTAACAGCGTTTACCCATTTTTCTAAAATACATTCTAAGTCACTTTCACTGATAGATAGCATATTGTATTCGAGGCTAAAAGCTTCTGTAATCCAATATACAGGGCTATACTCTTTAAGTTCATCTATATCATCATAATACTTATCTATACAATCCCATCTTTGATTTTCAGGTTTACAATTTTCAAGAAACTTATCAAAGCTGATTCCGTTTTCTTCTAAGAAGTCTTTAAACACTAGCTTTTTAGATAGTGGTTTGCAATATGAAGAACAAATACCTATTTCTGATATAAATGGGTGGGTCATTGCTGGTGCATACATTCTAAAAATTCCTTTTTTCCATTCTACTTTATCGTCACTAAATAAAACTTCCTCCCCACATTTAGGTAGCCACTTTTGTTCCCCATTTGAAGCTATGAAGTCATAGGCACTTATTTCTTCTTCATCTGAATTTTTAAAATACTCAGCATCACTGCCAAAGTTAAGTACGATGTCATCATAATAATTGCAACTAATATAAATATAAGGATTGTTCGTATAAGATACCTTTTTTCCATCTATTGTCAGACTTACATTTGTTAGCCAACGTCCACCATGTGCAAAAACAATCTCTTGAACTCTTCTGCTTAAATCCTCATTGACTTTCATTTTTACATTAGTTACCATCTTAATATCTCCCACTAGCGTAGCTTTCATAATCTCTTCTTGCTTCATTTAACGCTTTTCTGTGAGCATTTTTTGACACCTCATCGTTCTTTATAACGTGATATATCTTCTTAATAGATTCACCAGTTTCCAGATGAATATCATAAGCACTTTTACCGCTTTTAAACATTTCTAAAATCTTACTCATATTCTACACCTTTTAACTTTTTATAAAGATTTTTAAGGACTTTAATCTTTATATCTCTTGAGTCATTATACTTCTGAATATGATGTCGTTCTTCAAGAGACTTTATTGCATCATTGAATGAATAGTACGTTAAACACGTTATTGCATCAATCGTCTTTCCGTCTTTAGTGCGTTTGCACGTTCCCATCTTGTGTGTTGAAGATATTTTACGTTTTACCGATGCGACTATACTTGCTGCCATTGTATCACTTGTTACTTCGTGTAGGTCTGATTTACAAAACATTTTATTTTTCCAACTCTATAGCACGTTTTGAGCTATCTAAAATATCTTTTAAATCTTGCTCTTTAGTTTTATGACCTCTTATGCCAATACATAGTGCTTTTTTAATAAGGTGTTGGAGCGCAGGGTTTTTGACATCAAACGCAAGTAGTACATCATATACGTCTATCGTTACGCCTTTGCATTTTCTATCGTACTTACTTTCACTTTCACAATTTTTAATGCTTGGAAAAGTAAAACACTCTTCTATAATATCTTTTTCAAACTCTTCTCTTTCATCTCTTTTCAAAATTAACTCCTATATTTTAATTTATTTCGTTCAAATGATGGGTTGCATTGTCTATCAATTCTGTTGTCAAGAATTTTATTGATAAGATCTGCTCTGCTCATTCTTTTGTGTCTCTCGATATTTCTTTCGTATAAATACGCAACTTTATCAAACCACGTCAATAGTTTGCTTAGTATAATGCTCATATTTTCAGTGACTCGAACATTATATGAAACTTTCTCCTCAATGTCGAACATTCTACGCATATACTGCATCAACGAGTTGCTATCTTTTGAATTTTTATTTAAGATGCACTGCGCCATCTCTGAATCGCCATCACCTATGCTTTCGGCTGTGTGACCGTTGATTTTCTTTGTGTAGTCTTCAAAAATCAAATATAAGTTAAATATCAACTCTTTTAACTTTTTGTACTCATCGAAATCTTTTGCTATTTCAGATTCATTTATCATAACGAATGAAGCACGTTTTGCACATTTTTTAGTGATGCGTTTAATGTATCGTGGATTCATATTGCCGTTGTTAATTTGAACGCTTACAGATGCTTTGCTGTAGTTGTTTTTTTCGCAATAGTCTGAAAGAAGAATCATTTGTTATTCTTTATCCAATCATTCAATAGCATATTAACTACTTGACTCATAGGCATATCGAGCTTTTCTGAAACCATCTTTAGCTTTGCCTTTACTTCCTTGGTTAGTTTTATCATTCTAATCCTTTGCTTTTTATATGTTAAAAGTATATCAAAGGTAAACTTATAATACTATTAATTATTTAGCTCTTCAATTTCAATTCTAACCCCATTAAACGCAGCGTATTGTTTTCTCACCTGCAAATAACACACTTGGCTGTCATCTTTATATGCTATTCCATTTAACGCATCTTTAATACTTTTTGCGAGGTTATCTGCATCTGGTCTGCTTGTATGAAATTTAGCAGCTCCTTTTTTTCTCTTGCTCCAACTTTTAGGAACTTCAAAGAAAAAATCTAACTTCATTGCTATTGGTTTTTTTGTTGCCGGTGATCCATGCACTGATTTATATTTTAATGCTATGACTTTTTTATAGTCCGTATAGTCTTTATTGTTGTAAGTTCCGTATCTTGTTACTCTTGGTCTGGGTGCTGGTTTTGGTTTTATTTCTATAAAGATTACCATTAAATCATCTCCATATATTCTTTATAAAAATCTTCTGCCCACTCAAGCAAAAGGTCTTTAGGATACTGCTCATAAAACTTAGAGCTGTCGAAACCGTGTGGTGAAAATTTGCCTCTATGATGCTCATCACACAATGGAACAACCTCGTTATCATTTCTCATTGTCTGAGTCTTTGTTTTAATGTGGTGAAGCTCTATGTTAGTATTTCCGCATATCACGCAGTGCTTACCACTGTTGTGCATATATTCTAAGTACGCTTTACATTTAAAAGCTTTTGGCTTTAAGTTGTGTTTCTTTTGCGGAACTTTATAACTCACACTAGCCCCTTAAACTTTTCGTGACCTGCCTCAATCGCATCTGACGCAGTTTTAAACTTCTTATTAATTGCAAGTTCGTTGTTCCTATCAACCACAATAAAGTGTGATAGTTTTCCATTTTCGTGTACCGCTGAAATTTTAAAGTCTATTTGATCTGCGTAGTGTGTTCTTCCTGAGCTGAAGTGATCAGCTGTGTTGCCTTTGATTAGTGTTTCTTTCATTCTAAAATCCATCCTTAACAATTTTACCATCTAAGATAATATTGTTTTTTATTGTCAATTTTTTACCTGCAAAGGCACTTTTTTTCTTTTCTATCCCCATCTGTTGCACGAGATAATCAACAACTGTGCTACTGTTAGCTTCTGCTTCTGCATCACTTGTTGAGTCAATCGCAAACTTTTCCATTTGCTTTTCACTTAGTTTTAGAAACTTTTGCATTTCTGGAGCAAAGTAGTTGTATATTGCTGAAATTGTAGTTTTTGCTTCAATTTTCATTTTCTCTTTTGCAAAGTTGTCTATAGATTTTCGCCACGCTTTATCTGTTGCGCTTACCGAAGTGATGTAATCAGTTCTGTTACTTTTGGCACGCTGTCGCATAAACTTAACACATTTTTTTCTAACCTTTTCCGCTGTTCTGTTAAGTTCTCCTGATTTGTATTCATTGAATAGAGTGTTGATAAGTGTTGCTGATGCGATTGCTTTTTGTAAGTTTGTCATTATTGTCCTCCATTAAAATCAAATAGACTTTTAGTTTTATAATATTTTTTAAAAGTATATTTTTTAGGGCTATTATATTTTTCAATTCGATTTAAAATATTTATTGCACCGTCTCGGCTGTGATTTCTTGCAAAACTTGTACTATCTCCACTATAAAATGGATATTTTGTAAATATTAATGGGTCTAGGCATCTAAGCATATGCACTTTTACTTTAGGAACACCATTATCGTCACAAACAATTCTCATTGCTTCATCCATTCTCATATGCCATTCTTTAGTGCCTAATGTGCTGTACTCTCCTGAACTACCAAATGCGATAAAATCATAATCACTCGCTAATCTTTCTAATCTTTCAAAACTTTCTGCGATGTGCCATATTGGAACACCATCATCATAAGGTGCATCTTTCAATAAGGCATCGTTCTCACTCTCTGTTCCGTCTATTACATCTGGGATGAAATAAAACTCTCTCTCTTGAAAAAAATCTAAAAAGTTATAAAATTCTTCCCATTCTACTTTTTTGCCTTTTGTCCAAAAGCTAAACGCCCCATTATCTATAATTACATTTTTGCAAATATCCAAACAGTCGTAAATATCTTGTGGGTGCGCAAAACTAACTAATGTATTTCTCCCTGTCATAAATTCTTTTAAAACTCTATTTGGAGTAATTGGTGTTCCATAATATTTAATCATCGTAACCACAATCAATTACATATTTAAGTTGACCATTCTCAAGATAATAATCAACTCCGCTTTGAGTTTTTCGACCGTCTAATATAGCTTTTGTCATTTCTGTGTTGAATAATATGTTTTTCATGTGTAGTCTCCCCAGACTAAATTTATGTGAAGAGTCTAGTGCTGGGGAGCGTGTAGATAGACTCCTCGCATAAACTTTCTACATAAGTATTGTATCAAAGATAAAGTTAAATATTTCTTGTTTTTATCTACTTATCTTTAATCTGCTCATTGTGTTACTAAAGTACACTCATCGAGATGTTATTTTTTACCCATCCGTTCTCTTTTGCGTAATAAAAAAGTGTTGCTATTCCTATGCTTCCGCCTGTAAAAGATTTCCATTTTATCGGCATTTCTCGTTCATTGTATTTTGAGCCTCTTGAACTCCAACTATCCCACAACTCGAAACCGATGTCACTAAACCCAGCTTTTAAAGCCATTCCTATATTCGTCCACTCTTCATAGTCACAATCTGGCGGGATGAAGTTAAGAGCTGTCTGTGCTTCATCAAGCGTTGCATCATCATAGACTTTGTTTTCTCTGCTTTGTCTCTCATATAAATCTATCAGCTGTAGGCTTTTTACTTTTTGATAGATAGGCTTCCAGTCAAAAAGCTTTGTTCCTTTCGTGTAGTGGACTTCACAATCAAGAGGAGAACTAAAAAAGAAGCGTGCAGGGTCTTTTGTTGCTTTATCTGCTACGCTACCAAAAAAATCAAATATTGCTTGCATCGCTGTTCTGTAATCATCTGCATTTAACATAATAGGCTCTTTAAGTTTCAATGCAACTCTAAAACGGTCATTAATAACACCGTGCTTCTCTTTTTGATGTGACTTTGTAGTAACAATAATGGACTGATAGTCTTTAAATGTTTTCTTTGCTTGCTCTAAAGTCATTCCGTCATCTATATCTAAAAATACAACTTCATTTCCACCGATGTAATTTGATGATTTTCTATAATCATCTTTAAAAAAAGACGGTGAGTAAGCTTTGCCCATACTCATAACATCTACTAATTCATCCCAACTAAATATTTCTTTTTTAAAGCCCCTAGGGTTAAATTGGTCGTTGTGGTTAGCGATTGATATGCTTATTGTGTTTTCGTTGCTTCTAGGTATCTCATTTGCGTTTATATTGTCTGTTACAGGCATTTTATATTCTGTAACCGTTGGAGCTGGTATTCTATGCCCGTCTTTATTTTTGTATAGCGTTTGATATTTTACAGGGAAAACATCTACCTCAAAATCTCTGCTGTTATACTTTTCCATTACGAAACGGCTCAACCCATTATCTTTAGTTAAGACTAATTTTCTTTTATGTGATTTTTCAACATCTGGGATAAGCTCTTTATTATCTCCCATTGTTTTAATTACTGATAGTTCATATGTTCCACGTGTGCCATTTACGAAATCTCCTGCCCCTCTTGCTTTTGAACCATACTGCGTAATAGTCGCATGATGCAAAATCAATATTGTTGTTTTGTCTGTTTTTGCCCACTCTTTAAGCAATCCCATGAGAACACCTGCATGAGTGTTGTTGTTTTCTTCTCCGCTGTTAAATTGTAGGAGGGGGTCTATTACAACAAAATCAAAATCTATAAGTTCTTTTCTAATTTCAAAATATTCAGGAGTCGGATCAAGATTGTTTTGGCTTAATCTTGTGAACTTTATAGGTGTTTGGTCTGTTATGGTAATTCTGTCTTTTATTTCGTTATAGTCAACACCCATAGTTTTTAATACTTCAAAAAATCTGTATCTTGTTTCACCCTCATCATCTTCTGTTAACCATAGCAACGCTTTTTTATTTCTATTTTCAACAAGATATGAAATAGTAGCACGCAATGAAACATAAGACTTACCGACACCACCTGCACTAAACAACATCATTACTGAATTTTCCACCATTGGCATATAATCACCGCAAATTATATTAGGTCTTTCATTTGAGAGTTGATGAGGTCTTTTTAGTTGCATAAGCATTTTTCTACTCCCCCCATAAACTCTATTATGTTCATATCTTGTGTTGTAAGATTGTCAAGGCTTTTTCTCTTTCCATTAAGCATTACAAATATTTCACTATTCGGTAAACTTCTCCAATCTTTATCTTTAACTTCCACATTTGGTACAAATAAACCATTGTAGTTAAGCTCAATCATTTTATCAACTGCTACAGCAAAAAGGTCTTTATTATTTTCCATCTTTTTTATATTTGATGTTATTCTAGTCTTTGTCAGTTTTGGATATTTATTTTCAAGATGTTGCACTAATTTATTAAAATGTTCCACGTTAATAAATGGAAACTTTTTGTGGAATTCTTCATAGGTATATATATTATTATGTATATTCTCTTTAGTCTCTTGCTGTTTTGATAAGGGGGGGTTACTATTATGATAAGGGGGGGTTACTATTTTAGTAATGGTTATTAACCTTTCATAATTGCGACTTCCATCTTTTGTTTCTATTTCTATATACCCCATTTTTTGAAGACTATTAATGTTTCTTGATACATTTTCTTTTGTAATTCCAATGAGTTCAGAGAAATGAGAATTACTTGCATAGCATCCATCTTTTAAAGATGATAGTTGCTCAATCTCAGAGAGTATAAATTTTTGGCTTTGATTTAGTTTTTTATCGTGCATGATTTCAATACTAACTGTTATAAATCTAGTAGCCATTATCTGCATCCCCCTAACTTTAAGCAAGCAAGCACCCTCAAGAGTGCTGATTTTATTTTAGGATAATTGTCCAACATTTGTAATAGTTTTTTCATTTTAATCTGGTTTTTTAATTTAGGAATTTACCCCACTAGAAGATTAGCAAGGAGGCTACCACACTTCCGTACTTCACTTCGTATAAAATCCTTTGAGGGCGAACAATGTCGCTCTCGGAGTATGGTAGCCCTCAAAAGATTCTGTATGCTGTAATTATACCACAGCAAAGCTTAATTAAAAACTTTGCTACGACAAAACAGCTTCAAAAACCTCATCACAACTAATGTCGCTCCAATACTCTTTTAATTCTGAAATAGTATCTTTAAAGTTTGAAATATCATCCGATGTGATGTTGTGTTTCTCTGCTATTGTTTCAAGTGCAAACTCAAAATCAGTTCTCATTTTTATTTCTATGTCGTGATCTCGTTTCAGTTCTTCCAGCTTCTCTTTATTTTGCATTGTGATACTCCTTTAGATATTCCGCATCAAGAAAATAAACTTTGTATCTGCTTCCGTTTGGTGAAAGTTCAAAATAATCTTTTATTGGGTAACCACTAGCACGTAGTTCTGATATTCTGCTTCTGCAACTGCTTCCGTAGCGTTCTAAGTCTTTTAACATATTGACGCGCAAGCCTTTCAGTAAGTCAGTTAGTATTCTTTGTTTTTGATTCATTTTTTAACCACCCTTTTAGCTTTTGAAATTGAAGCTTCTTTAATAAACGTTCCAACCCCGTAAGACTTTTTATGCTTGTCTGCATCATATGACTTCTTTGCAGCGGTCTTTAGTAGATTATAATCAGCCTCATTTAGCTTTATTGAAAACACTTTCATTCTATTCCTTTTAATGTGTATATATGAAATTCTACAATAATTAAACTTAAATAGGTATTACTTTACAAATTGTAAAAGGTATTACTTAATTAATAAACATTTAAGAAATATTCTATTATAATTTTCCTATGCAAACGAGAAGTTTAGCTTTTTGTTTGAGTTATTTAAGAGATTTTATTTCTTAATATTGATTTATAAGTCCTAGATAGTGAATGGATTAAAATAGAATTTCGGTCACTAAATAAACCGATTTAAACTTTTTGATGAAGCACATCTAAAATCAGCTAAATTCCGAGCGGTGTGTTTCATCAAAAAGTTGATTACACACATTAAAAAAAATAGTTACTCCTTTATTTTGAACTCGATATTTTGTTTTTAAAAGGTTTTTAGCATTTTTACCTTGATGTGTGTCGTGAGCTTTTTAAGTTCGAAAAAGGAGATATTATGAAAAGTTTTAATGAGGTAGAGCGAAATTATTGGCGATGGTGTATGAAGCACCCTATTAAATCTATATTTATAGAAAGTATTGTTATATCAATTATTTTTGCACTGTGCTTAGAATTGGCACTTCGATGACTGAATATTATTTCAATATGATTTATGGACTTTTTGGAGTGGTGTTGCTGTGGTTATTTACAGTAATTACTATATTTATGTTTGAGTATTATGATAATAAAAAGGATTGATTTTGTGGGCAACAAGAGAACTACATCAAGGTAAATGGATCAGCACCTATTTCGATAATGCAAAACAAGCTAAAACGCTTATGAAGAAGATTATGAGAGCGGGTGGTATTGCTATTTGTTTAAGAAGTGCATTTTGAAAAAGTTAATACAAGAGTGCAAAAACAACATTAAAAAGTGCAAGTCAATGAAACTTGATCTGCGAATGATAAAGTTAATGCGATGAAAAAGGAACTTTTAAAAGAGCTTTTTGAGCTTGCAGATTATGATTATAAAAACGCAGAGTTTGCAACTGTTTGGAAAGGTGGTGAGTGTTACGATTTAATGCCGATGCTTGATGAAGTTAAGGATATTAAAAAAGTAATTGGAGATTTAAAAAATGGGTGGATTATTATTCCATTCTAAGGAGAAAAAAGATGAGTAAAATGAAAAAAATTAGCGATAAAGATTACTTCACAATCAAAGCTCTATCAAATAGTGATTTCAGATTGCTAAAAGAAAGTGTGCTGCACTATGAAAACAAAGAACTTTTTAAACTTGAAAGCACATCTTTAACTCTAGGTAGTGCAGTTCATAAACTTGTTTTAGAGCCTGAAATTTTTAATGATGATTTTATTATAGAAGACTTTGAGGGATGCAATTTAAACAAGAATACAAAACTATATAAAGATGCTAAGAAGAAATGGCTTGATAGCGTAGGAGATAGAGAGATATTATCTTGTGATTTATTTGAGCAAGTTACAAAAATGGCACGAA